ATTAGGATGACGCATTTTCTCAGAGGTTAATGCTGTTAGATCATAGACTTTTTTATGTCCATTTTCTAAACGAGCAACGGATCGACCTACGCATGGGAATTTCAGAGGTCCTGACATTACATACGACGTTATGTCGTTGCAGTCAGGTAAATCTTCAATCCACATGAACATAAGATCGGTTCCGGGTGCTGCCCACATCTTAATAGACTGTAAAGGAATAGCCTTGAGTGGACGGACACCTGAACCCGAGAGAAAATTACCGAGTGTGATTCCATCTTTCTCATCAACAAAGTGATGTTTGTTAGTGACGTATAAATGACCTCCTAAGCACAACGCTTGAAAGTCACCCGCCTCATCGCCTTTGATAAGAAGTCCTTTGAAAACATTAGGGTAAATCTTTTCAGTGAAAGCTGCAATTGAACAAGTACCACCAGTCTTTTGGACTTGTGATAACTCACTCATATGCAAACTTGGGTCTGAATTGAACCAAACGCGTTCTCTCTCTTGTTCTTTCATAGGAGTCGGAATGTTGCCTTGTTGGGCAAAAGTAACGTTTTTCTTACTTTTTCTATTCTTACGCGTCTGCGTACTAAAGACTTTTACATCTTTAAAGCGACGTGCAACAAAGAAAGCAGTAGTTGCAAATACAGCGAGTAATGCAATAGTTTTCGCTATCCTCTGCGTTTTAAGTAATTTACGCTTTATACGGCGTGAAATTCGCGAGGTAAAGAAACTGATTACAATTCTCATTATAGCAAAATCAACTTTGTATGCAAAGACAAGCAACCTAAGTCGCAAACTCTGCACCCATCGAAAACCTGCCATAGGCTGCGTCAATTTAACGAAACTTTTAACAAAGAAAGTTGTCAACCAAAAGAAAACCCATAAAATACCTATGAAAAACATAATAATCGTCTCATAAGAGAGATATTGCCATTCCGTAGAAGGAAAAGCAAGATTTTCAGGATATTCTGAAATACCGAGATTACGATTTTCCATATAAGAATTATAGGCTCTCTGACCGCGATCATATACGCGTATAGCGTAATCGAGGCCTGATTGAACAACAAGTTCTTCGTGCCGAGTGCATGGACCATCTTGCAATAGTACATAACACTTTGGACAACGTTTATGACCTTTAAGATCTTCCATCGCCTTGACAGCCTTATCTTGATG